ATGTTGCATTGGAAATGGTAAGGCGAAGTCCATTGCTCAAAAACAAAATGACAATCCAAGCCAGCCAAAAGACAATGACATATAATCCCACAGGCAGTAAGTACAAAGCACTTTCTGCGGATGTGGCGAACAAGCATGGGTTCAATACCCATGGTGTTATTTTCGATGAGCTGCATACCCAGCCGAATAGAAAATTATTTGATGTTATGACTAAAGGTTCTGGTGATGCGAGAATGCAACCCTTGTACTTCCTAATCACCACAGCTGGAAATGATACGCAGTCCATTTGTTACGAAACACACCAAAAAGCAAAGGACATAATTGAAGGCAGAAAAATTGACCCTACCTTTTATCCTGTAATTTATGGTGCTGACGAAGATGATGATTGGACTGACCCGGAAGTTTGGAAAAAAGCCAATCCATCACTTGGTGTTACAGTTGGCATTGATAAAGTTCAACAAGCCTGCGAACAAGCGAAACAAAATCCGGGTGAAGAAAATGCATTCCGTCAACTGCGACTTAACCAATGGGTAAAGCAGGCAGTTCGTTGGATGCCTATGGCTGTTTGGGATGCTTGTGCGTTTCCTACAGATAAATCAGAGCTGGAAGGGCGTGTCTGCTACGGCGGTCTCGACCTTTCGAGTACAACGGATATCACCGCCTTTGTGTTGGTGTTCCCACCTAAAGATGAGGAAGATAAATACATTATTCTTCCGTACTTTTGGATTCCCGAAGATAATATTGACCTTCGTGTACGCCGCGACCATGTTCCATACGATGTTTGGGAACAACAGGATTTACTTATGACCACAGAAGGAAATGTTGTCCATTACGGATACATTGAAAAGTTTATTGAAACCTTGGGTGAAAAATACAACATCCGTGAAATCGCATATGACCGATGGGGTGCTGTGCAAATGGTACAGAACCTTGAGGGTATGGGATTTACTGTTGTTCCTTTCGGACAGGGATATAAAGATATGTCTCCGCCAACAAAGGAGCTGATGAAACTCGCAATGGAGAAAAAATTAGCTCACCCCTGGTTGAAGCGTTACCTGCCGGATGATGGTATAATCGGTGTGAACCGCTATGGTAACCATTGGAACACGCCTCTTCCCGGAGGCAAAAAGGTCTGCGTTCATGCCTTTATCGGTAAACTTGCAGACGGCTCGATTGCGACATATCAAACGCTTCCATGGAATCACAGAGGCTGGCACGCAGGCGGTTCTGCAAATAACACTCACATTGGTTTTGAAATCTGTGAGGATGCTCTTTCCGACAGTGCATATTTTAGTGCTGTCTACAAAGAGGCTGTGGAGCTGTGTGCTTACCTTTGCAAAGAATATGGACTTACTGAAAAGGACATCATTTGCCACAGCGAAGGACACAAGAAAGGCATTGCATCAAACCACGGTGATGTTATGCATTGGTTTCCGAAGCACGGCAAGAATATGGATACTTTCAGATCTGATGTTGCAAAACTGCTCAAGGCAGATACTGTGACAGCAGAACTGACCACGGTCAACGACATCGTGTGGGAACTTGCTTATCGTGGCATCATTACCGACAAAGAACTGTGGCTGAAGAAACTCGAAGAGGACACAAACAGCTACTGGCTTGCAAGAAAGACCGCAAACTATCTCCGAAAACTGAATATCTGACACATAAGCCTGTAGGGATTTTTCCTTGCAGGCTTGTTTTTTTGCCTTATTTTTTCCCAAACGCCGTTTTTGTTTCCAGTGGTCAGTGAGGAACCCCCTCGGATTGGAGGAATCACTATGACTACCGAACAAAAAACCGTAGTACAGAATATGCGAAGTAAACTCTACAGCTATGCGGAAATAGCGGACGCTCTCGGACTTCCCGTCAATACTATCAAGTCCTACTGTTACAGAAACCGCCTTAATACCGAAGAACTTCTGAAAGAAGTTACTCCGTGCAAGAATTGCGGTAAGCCTATTGTTTTACAATCAAAAACCAAGCCCCGTATTTTTTGTAGCGACACCTGCAAGATTTCCTGGTGGAAGAATCACAAAGAGGAACACAAGAAAACAAGCGAGGTTTCTCTTGTGTGCGAGACTTGCGGGACCGAATTTACGGCTTACAAAAGTGCCGACAGAAAGTATTGCTCACAGAATTGCTATCAAAGGAGGAATTGTAATGGATAAACTTGAGTATTATAAGGCATTAACCGCCTACAAAGCCTCTATGAAACAGGCAAAAACAATGCTCGAATCGGGGTTAATATCCACTGAAGATTACTCTAAAATTGATACAAAACTTGCACAAAAATACGGCATATATTCGTGTAGTATATTTGCCGACAATCGCTTGATATATACCGAATATGACGGTATTATACCATACGAGGAGGTGCAAAATATCAATGAAAATCACTGAAATAAAGGCTGTTCCGAGCTTGGAAACGAAGAAAAATGTTGCAGCCTATGCCCGTGTTTCAAGCGGTAAGGATGCGATGCTTCATTCACTCTCGGCACAGGTCAGTTACTACAGCGAACTTATACAGTCCCATAACGATTGGGAGTATGTAGGTGTATATGCCGATGAAGCTCTCACAGGTACAAAAGACACCCGTGATAATTTTCAAAGGCTCATTGCGGATTGCAAAGCCGGAAAAATCGACCTGATTATAACCAAGTCGATTTCAAGGTTTGCAAGAAATACGGTTACACTTCTTAAAACCGTAAGAGAACTCAAGGAACTCGGAATCGGTGTATATTTTGAAGAACAGAACATTAACACTTTGAGTGCCGACGGAGAGCTTATGATAACCATTCTTGCATCGTATGCCCAGGAGGAGAGCCTTTCCGCAAGCGAAAATGTAAAGTGGCGAATTCACAGAGACTACGAACAAGGTATCCTTCCTTTGTCGGTTCAAAATATATACGGCTACCAACGAACCGCAGACGGCGGATTGGAGATTGTGCCGGATGAAGCCGAAGTAATAAAAAGCATTTATGGGCTTTATCTTGAAGGGTACGGTTCGTCAAAAATAAGTGTTTTTCTGAATGAACGACAAGTGCCGAGTAACACCGGGGACAGATGGACGGAAAAGAAAGTCCGATACATCCTCTCAAATGAAAAATATATCGGGGATTTGCTTCTGCAGAAGTCTTTCAGAGCAGATCACTTGACGAAAAAGATTAAAAAGAACAAGGGCGAAAAACCGCAGTATTATGTGGAAAACAACCACGAACCCATTATTTCGAGAGAAATGTTCGAGGCGGTTCAGCGTGAGCTTGAACGCAGGCGCGAGAAACATTGCAGATGCACAGATATACCGAAGTACGCATTCACGGGCAAAATACAGTGCGGAAACTGCGGTAAGAATTACAGAAGAAAGGTCACTGTTGCCAGGGTCGTATGGATATGCAGAACCTTTGACAAGGACGGCAAAAAAGAATGTGCTTCAAAGCAAATTCCCGATGAAACCCTATGCGCCGTAACCGCAGAGGTAATCGGATCGACTGAATTTGATGCGGAGCTTTTTGAACTACTGATTGAAAAGATAATTGTTCCGCAATCAAACCGCCTGCAGTATGTTTTCAGGGACGGCCATACGGTTGAAAGAGAATGGCAAGACCGTTCACGCAGCGAGAGCTGGACACCTCAAATGAAAGCCGAAGCAAGGCGAAAAACACTGGAAAGGAGAAACGCAAATGCAGAAAACAGTAAAGGTCATTCCTGCGACCAAGAATAAATTTACATCCGTACCTACAACCTCGGTTGCAAAAAGGAAGGTTGCGGCATACGCCCGTGTTTCTACCGACAGTGACGAGCAGTTCACAAGCTATGAAGCACAAATCGATTACTACACAAAGTTTATAACCCAACGGGAAGATTGGCAGTTTGTCAAGGTTTACACCGATGAGGGCATTTCGGGTACCAATACGAAAAAAAGAGACGGCTTCAAAGAAATGATACAAGATGCTCTTGACGGAAAGATAGACCTCATTGTTACAAAGTCGGTCAGCAGATTTGCACGAAACACCGTTGACAGCCTTGTAACGGTTCGCAAGCTGAAAGAACACGGCACGGAGATATTTTTTGAAAAGGAAAACATCTATACTTTCGATTCCAAAGGTGAATTGCTTATAACCATTATGTCGAGCCTTGCCCAGGAAGAAAGCCGAAGTCTTTCGGAGAACGTCACCTGGGGCCAAAGAAAGAGCTTCTCCGACGGCAAGGTGAAAATGAACTATAAAAGGTTTCTCGGCTATGAAAAAGGCGAAGACGGAAAGCCTGTAGTAAACGAGGCTGAAGCAAAGATTGTCCGCTTGATATACAAACTTTTCATGGAAGGCAAAACACCGAGCGGAATTTGCAGAGAGCTTGAGAGAATGGGCATTGTTACCGTTTCCGGGAAACCGAGATGGAGTGAATCAACGGTACGCAGTATTTTGACAAACGAGAGATACAAAGGCGATGCCCTCCTGCAGAAGAAGTTCACGGTGGACTTTTTAACAAAGAAAATGAAGGTCAACGAAGGCGAAGTTCCGCAATACTATGTAGAGGACAGCCATCCGGCGATTATTCCCAAGTTGGAGTTTGACATTGTCCAGGCGGAAATAGCAAGAAGGCAAAAGCTCGGCAAATCCTACAGCGGAAACAGTATTTATTCTTCCAAAATCGTGTGTGCTGACTGTGGCGGATTTTACGGTTCAAAACTGTGGCATTCCAGGGACAAATATAAATGCTACATATACCAATGCAATAGCAAATTCAAAAACTCTGAAAAATGCAAAACACCGAACCTGACCGAAGAAGAATTACAGAGCATTTTCATTGAGGCATACAACATCGCAATGGCAGACAAGACAAGGGTTCTTGAGGACTGTGCATTGATGATTGAAACCGTATGTGATTGCACGGAGCTTGATGCGGAGATTGAGGTCTTAACCGAAGAACTGAAGGTTGTTTCGGAACTTGTCAGTCAATGCGTAAACGAGAACGCACGAAAAAAGCAGTCACAAGAAGCCTATGCAAAGAAGTATAACAGCCTTGTTCGCAGATACGAAAAAGCGGAAAAACGGCTGAACGCAGCCACGGCTGAAAGAACCGAACGCATCAACAAAGGGCGAGAGATACAGATTTTCATTGAAGCCTTGAAAAATAAGCCCGAATCCATAACGGCATTTGATAAGGAGCTTTGGATAACTTTGGTTGAAAAGGTGGAAGTATCGCACGATAAAAAGTGTATGGTTTCCTTTAAAAACGGAGATAGTGCATCAATTAACTTTTAATAAAACACTTCGAGGATTCCGAATCAGTAGGCGTTGATTCGGAATTTTCTCTTTGTATTTTCAAAAAACATCATACAATCGTCAAAATTGACGCAAGTATATTGATTTTTGAAATAATATATGTTATAATTATATTAGTTTAGTATAATTTCCAATAAAAGCAAACGAGGAGGCTATGAATATGGAAGTTAATTATCGCAGACTTTGGCATCAATGTGTAGAAAAGGATATTTCAAAGCATCAGCTTATGGAAATGGCAGAAGTATCTCCCTCTACGCTTACCCGGCTTAGACGAAACGAAGTTGTTTCTTTAACTGTTTTACTGAAATTCTGTAAAGTTTTGGGTTGCGATATAGGAGATGTTGTAGAAGCTACTCCGATTGATGAGAACAACTAAATGCAACATTTTGTTGCTCTCAAAGGTATTATAAGTAGAGGAAACTTTTTCCTTGAATAATGAGTCTAATATATATCGGAGGTGTTTTTGATGAAAGAAAACAGACTTTATACTCTTTTACAATCACATAGAAAAACAGGCATAGCTATATTTTGGATAGTGGCTATATTCTTTGGTTGCTTCTGCTTTCCTTTTGTCAACCTCACAAAGATTTTAAGCGATACACAGAAGCAAATCAGCATAATAAATCTTTTCCTTTGCTTCCTTGCTTATGCAGAAGTAGGTCTGCTTTCAGGTTACATATTCGATAAGAAAAAGATAGGTGTTGTGTTACTAATCAATGTAGCTCACATAATTGCCGGAATGATCTGCAGATATTTTCTTGAATTTGGCGAAGTGTCCAATACCTACAACTTTACTTTGCCGAATATAGCAATTCATATTGTAGCAATTTCGTGTATCTGCATTTGCGGTTACTTACACGCAAAGAAGCAAATAGAAGAAAACAAGGAGGAATGACAGATGAAGAAAAAAGGTCTCATAATTACAATTTGTGTTTTAGTAGTTCTCATTATTGCGAGCTTGATTACTAAATACATTGACACGGCAAATGTATCGACAGGTCATGAGCCG